CTATCTCTGGACCACGGGCGCACGGCCACGGGGCCGATGGTTCGCTATCTCTGGACCACGGGCGCACGGCCACGGGGCCGATGGTTCGCTATCTCTGGACCACGGGCGCACGGCCACGGGGCCGATGGTTCGCTATCTCTGGACCACGGGCGCACGGCCACGGGGCCGATGGTTCGCTATCTCTGGACCACGGGCGCACGGCCACGGGGCCGATGGTTCGCTATCTCTGGACCGCCGATTCACTATCCTCTTGCAATCCACTGAGTTGACATTGCTAGCACTAGGCAAGCTATACCGACAATGAGGTCAATCATGCTTTCACCTTGCTATACAGCCACGATTCGTAAGAATCAAATTCGTCGTACCTTGAATCCAATTCCTCCAAACTATCGAACGAATTAAACCCGTCAAATTCGAATTCGAATTCGAATTTCGTATCTTTGTTTTTCTCGTAGAATTGCGCAAATTTGAACAATTGTTTCTGGGTATCATCCAAATTCGCATGGCAATAATAAGAATGCTGATTGTGGTAGCCGATACCGATATTGGCGCAACAAACCCCTAGGTCAAGATCGACTATGTCGGAGAAAGAACCCCGCCCGATTTTCCATCCCCGCCAAGTATCCGCCCATAGTTTGGTATCATATTGGTAGAGAACTACATCGGTCCCTGCCCGGTCGAATTCCACCACCCAGTTATAGTCGGAGAGGGGAAATTCTCTTGCCGTAGTTTGGCAAGTCTCTTCCCCCGTAGTTAGCAGAATGTCTAATTGAATTCCCATTTTCGGTAGGGCGTTCAACAGACACCATACGCCTAATCTATCATCCAACTGAGGCGCGAAAACGTAGTTGCCGGATTTTCGCGGGGTAGCTTGCAACACTGTATCCAGATGAGCAACACCCAACACTCTACCACCATAGCTATGGTGGAAATAGGGGCCGGTCGGTGTTTCTACTCTTCCGCCCCAATTGTAATTATCAGGCAACGTGAGGCATTGTTTTAGACTAGGCATAGTTGCCCCTTTAGGATATGCGCCCCTAGTTCTTCGCTATACTCGTAATTTTTCAGGCAATTAGGGCAGAATAGCTTGCCGTTGCTGTTAGTGTACTCCCTTGTCTCACAACCGCAAACCGACCTAGTATCGGCGTCGAAACAATCTTGACAGATAGGAACGCCGTCAACCGTCAATGTTTTGCGAAAATACTCATCGCACGTTTCGCAAAGGTTGTAGTTGTCGAGACAATCGTCGCACACTTCTCCCCCGTCTACCGAAGTGGTTTCCTCAGCGTAATCACCACAATCATTGCATTTTGTAAATAGCCTGTCCCGGCAGTCGTCGCAATAATCCTTGCCGTCAATTTCCGTTACATCATCGCTGGGGTAGTATTCTTCGCAATGTTGACAGAAAGTGTAGTTAGTCAGACAATCATCGCATACCGACCTATCGCCGACACGGTTACAAAAATCGTTGTCGCACCACCCCCCGCAATCTTCGCAATAGAAAAACGTCTCGTACGCGCAATTCATACAGTAGTGGGTTCCGTTTATTTCCACTTCCGATTCACTACCGCACTCGCAATGATTGCAACACTCTATACGTAGGTCAAGTAAGTCGTCGTATTGAATTGCATCATTTCCGATGTAATACCCCATGCGTGAATTTATCCATAACACCCCGCAATCATCACCATTGTTGACTAGCTTGATTCGCTTATAGGGCAATCCAAGATCGGTAGAGACGACTTGCGCAATATGGGCGGTTTCAAGACCGTAGCCATTGAAACAAACCCAGCCGTTTTTATACTTGGCAAGCCAAGCGCGCCCCTCCCCATTGTCTACTTCCTCCCCACTATAGAATCGAACGGCATAGGCCCCACTATTTTGTAATGCAACACGCGCCCCACTACGGCAACCCCAGAAACAAGACCCGTCGTCTCCGAAGTCTCCACTCCTCCAATCGAACGATTGCGTATAGTCGATAAGATAATCAGTTTGTTTCGCGCTATATTGGCTCACTAGGGAACCGATTTTTCCGAGAAAATCCGAGTCTAGTTTTTTCTTACTCTTTTGGTAATAATACTTGCTTAAGCGTTTGGGGAACGTACCGACGTATTCACCCTTTCCGCCGACTGTAGCTTTCCACTCCCAATTATCCGGGAGGGTGTCAAGCAACTCTTCACATAGAACGGATTGAATTGCTTCAATTCCGGCTGCGCTGATTGTACCTTTCGGCATTGAAACGACATGCTTTTCTGTGTTGAAATTCACTGCAAAATATCTCCGATGTAGTTGTAGAAACTGCCCACCCAGCCCCATACCGCATAGCCATTGCCATAGGCGAATGCTACTAGATTTTCGTCAACAAAATGCGGGGGTGTTGGGTACCGACTGATTAGTTGCGTTAGGGTCATATTTTTACCCCTAGAAACGAATCAACAACGTAGCAAGGAAAATGTAGGCTACGCGCGAATTTGATAGCAGTTTCTCTATTAGAGAAACCGGCAATCGTTTGATCGGGCCACACTTGACCGTCAAGGTTTTCGGTACTAATGATTTTGTATCGCATTGTGTCACCTAAGAGACTAGCAAGGGAACCCGACCGGGCGCAAAGCAGCAACCCCAGCCGCGCGTAATTCTTTCGCCCAATACACTCTGATTGAATGGTGTTTTGGCAACCGGGAAATGTTCCCGTGTCGGCAGAAAGCAATCAGTTTTTTCGTTGTTGGTTTCATGGTGTTCCCCACTGGAGGAAAATTGCCAATAGGATGCAACAAACAGACACGTATAGGTCCATCTTAGTCCCCTGAGTAGTATTCTGAATCCCCGAAATACTCCCAACCGAATAGCCAAGCCAGACCGTCCCCAAACTGATCGGACCATTGAACGGAAGTTATACGAACACTCCCAAACCAATCTAGTGGATAAACTTCTTTTGCCTTGTTTCTCGCCTCTTGAATTGTTTTGACAACCGCTGTTTTATAAACAGCACAATCAAGTAAAGCTTCACCCGCGCAATCAAGTGGACAGTGAATACACCACTCCACCTCATAAGCTTTGTCACCTAGTTTTGGCATTGTCAATCCTCATAATAGAGACGAATACTTTGCCACAAGGCGTCAAGGTTATCCCCATAGATAAGCGCTTCGTCCATTGTGGTGAACCCCTCACGATAACCGGCATTGTCTTCAATGTACCACATAAGCTATCCCCACTATTTAACGAGGTCAAGGAATGTTTTGTTTCGACCGAACAAACCAGAGAGAAGAGCGTGCCAACCGAATAGCTTTGCTATCAGTATCGGGTGGCGTATCAGTGTTTTTTTCGTAATGGTGCCTTGCACGCTAGTACCCCTTTCCGACAAGTCTCTTGGCCATTTCGGGCCCGTAAAAATCAGACAGTGTAGCCAACTCCAGCCGGTTTTCCTCATCCCTTTCCCATGCCAATTGTTCCGCGCGGTCTCCCGCAAGTCTCTTGCCATTGGCGCGACGACTTTGGCAAGCGGTACACTCGCCCGTGGGTTTGCTGGAAATGATAGGTTTGCCACAACGTGAGCATTTTATTGAATACATGGTATTTCTCCCTCCACTAATATAATACAACAACTAAGAGGGTATGCAACTAGGCAAGCTAAGAATTCCTCAAATTTTCTGAGAATAACTAAGCTGCGCTAGGATTGTAACGATCATATCGGTGAAGAGCGGGGCGAGAGCGGGGCGAGAGCGGGGCGAGAGCGGGGCGAGAGCGGGGCGAGAGCGGGGCGAGAGCGGGGCGAGAGCGGGGCGAGGGCGGGGCGAGGGCGGGGCGAGGGCGGG